ATTCCCTTCACCGCTGAGGAACACGAGGCAGTTAAGGTGGCGGTTGAAAGGCGCCTTTACTCCATGGCGAAGTGTGGAGTCCATGAGATCGATGACGTTTTCTCCTTACCAACTTCTGCTTTTCATCAGCAATATCAACCTGAGGCATCTCTTCTGCAGAGTGCCGGAGATAAACTTTGCCGATTCAGCTTGAACTTATAGAAAACAATTCTCTGAACAAAAAACTGAGTAAAGCTGACTTTCGGCGCCGGGCCCAGGAGATCCTTGGGTTCCTGCAGAGTGAATACGACCCCTTCAAGGACGACACCCCGGATATCCAGAAGAAACGCAAACTCCGGGCACTGGAAGACCCCTTTTACTTTTTCAGAACCTACCTTCCTCATTATTTCAATCTGCCCTTTGCCCCTTTTCATTATGAACTGGTTTCCCTCCTGGAGCGCCGGCCGACCCTGGGGCATTCGACGGTGGTGGAGCCGGTGGTGGTTTCGGCCCCCCGGGAGTTCGCCAAGACCACAATCACGAGTTTTGGGTACTCCCTGCATCAGATCCTGTTCAAATTGCGGCATTTCATCATGATCGTGTCCGACACCCAGGACTTGGCGAGCGACCTCACCGGCTATATCTACCTGGAGTTGGCCTACAACGAACGGATCAAACACGACTTCGGCAAACTAGTGCGGGATAATTGGGCAGTGCACGATTTCATCACCCTGAACGACGTACGGGTCAAGGCCCGGGGCCGGGGGCAGCGCATCCGGGGACTCAAGCACAAGCAGCATCGCCCCGACCTGTTGATCATGGACGACCTTGAGAACGACACCAGTTCCCGGAGTCCTGATCGCTGCAAAGACCTCCTGAGGTGGATCGCCGGGAGTGCCTACGGTGCTATCGACGTTGAGGGTAATCTGTTCATCATCGGCACCCTGCTCTCGAAAACCTCAGCTCTGCACACGATGGTCAACTCGAAAGACGAGCCCTACTGTTACTGGACTCGCCGGAACTACCGGGCGATCACGACAGAGGACGAATCTCTCTGGCCGGCGAAGTTCCCCATGGAGATCCTGGCAGCGCAAAGACAACAAATGGGGACCACGGCCTTCAACCGGGAGAAAATGGGGTTCCCGGATGATGATCAAGGGTATTTTCTCACCGAATGGTTCCAATATTACAAACCAGAGGACATCGCTGGCCTCCCCCTGGTGGTGGTGGGTTTCTATGATCCCTCCCTGGAAACAGGCGCCACGAATGACTTCAAGGCCATTATCTCCCTGGGGTTTGACCGTCAATCCGGGATTTATTATGTCCTGGACGCCTTTATCAAGAAGGTCACCCTCGAAATGACGGTACAGACCGCGATTTCCCTTCACCGGATGCTCAAGTACCTGGAGTTTGGCATCGAGGACAACCTATTTCAGCGTTTGCTTCTCAAGGAATTTGAAGACGGGGCGAGAGTGGCGGGGGTCACCTTGCCTCTTCGAGGGGTCACAAGTCAGTTGGCCAAAGAGACCCGCATCGCCAGCCTGTCCTCCCTGGTGGAACGGGGGCAAATTCGGTTCCGGGAAAACCACACGGACCAGGGACTGCTCGTTGAACAGTTGATCTACTTCCCAGCCAAGAATTTTCACGATGATGGCCCCGACGCCCTGGAAGGAGCAATCAGGATGGCGCAAAAACTCACCTTCGAAGTTGCCGACGTTGAAGTCGTCCCGAAAAAAGAAGACTATCAGGACGTCGAATACGGTTCTTATCGACCCCTCAGACACATCTACCGCCCCTTCTCCTCAAGGGAGGTATTGCATTGAGTCTTATAACCCGCCTTAAAAACGCAATTCATGGATTCCGGGAAACTGTTTTCAGTGTCGATAAAGACGACGATGAATGGATGCGTCTTACTGGCGACTCTTCCCGGGACCTGGCCCCCTATCTCCATGATCGTGCCCAACAGATTGCCTATTACCTTTTTGAACGCAATCCAATGGCAAAACGCATGATCGAAATGACTGTGCAGTACATTATCTCAGAAGGGGTGCATATAGAGGCAGAAGACAAGGAATTACAAGACTTTCTTGATGATTTCTGGAAGATAAACGACCTCACGAATCGTTTAGAAGAATATTCGAAAGAACTCGGGTTATGGGGCGAACAGTGTTACCAGACCTTTACGAATCAGGTCAATGGGAGAACACGAATTGGTTATCACGACCCCGGCACCATTAAAGACGTCATCCTGAACCCCGAGAATATTCTGCAAATTCAAAAGATTATCCTTCATGGGATACCTGAGCGCACCTTGCTGCCGGTGCTTTCTCTGGATATAGGACAAGACCTTGACTCTCCTTATCCATCATTTTTTATTGGCGATACCTTCTTCTTTAAGATCAATTCGGTGATCCGGGCCTCCCGGGGCCGATCCGATCTGTTTGCCGGGGCTGATTTCTTTGACCTAACTTCGCAGTTTGTCTTTTCCCGGGGTGAGCGGTCCATGTTCGGCAATGCCTTTATGTGGGACATCAAGGTCGACAACGCTACCCAAGAAGAATGTGAGAAGATCGCCGCCAAGATCGGAGTCCCCCGGCCAGGATCGGCCAGGGTCCATAACGAGAAGGTTACCTACCAGGCCGTGGCGCCCGACCTAAAGGCGCATGATGCCTCCTATGACGGTAAACTGCTCAAGACCTTCTGCCTGGGGTCCCAGGGGTTCCCAGAACACTTCTTTGGGGAAGGCGGCGACGTGAACAAGGCTACAGCTGTCGAGATGCATGAGCCGGTGGTAAAGATGCTCACCAGTCGGCAGCGGTTCATCTCCGGCATGTGGACCAAGATTCACGACTTCGCTATTGATAAGGGTGTGGCTTATAAGTCTCTACGGCCGGACATCAACCGCAAATACGAAATCTACTTCCCGGAACTGTCATCGTCTGACATGCAGAAAGCTGGGTTGACCATGCTTTACCTGGCGCAATCCCTGGCCATGGCCGTCAAGAACGGTTGGATCTCCGGGGAGAAGGCAGCCAAGGTCTACACCGGCGTCGCCAGCACCTTCGGTCCGAACATCGAACCGGAAGAAAAAGTTATACCGGTACCTGATACCAAGATCAATACTCCACTGGTAAAACCCCCAAAAGTTGAGGTGGTTAAATGAAAAATAAACGGAAAAAAGGCGAACTATTCATTGAGGGTGAGGTTCTGGACCTGATCGAGGCTGGAGAAGGTCAAGATCCGGGAAGAGTCTGGGACGTGATTTTGATCAAACCGGGTCTCTCTAAAAACCAAACCTACTACTCAGAGGCCGTTCTTCGCAAAGCTGCCTCTCTGTTTGAAGGAGCTCCGGCCCTGGCCAGATCTGATGACGCCCACTCTTATAACATGGACGTTTCTGTAAGAAATATTGCCGGCCTCTACACTAATGTGGAGTTCAAAGAAGGTGCCTTAAGAGGGCAACTTCATATTATGGAAGATGGCCAGTGGTTACATACCAAACTTCTTGAGGCCCGGGCCTTAGGCAAAAAGGACATCTTCGGATTGTCCATTGTAGCCGGCGGTACCGCGATTCTCAAGAAGCACAATGGCCAAATGGTCCGTTGGGTAGAGTCTATCGACTCTGTGACCTCAGTGGACCCCGTGGTCTTTCCCGCAGCAGGGGGCCGCATGGTCCGACTGGCGGCGGCCGAAAACGACGCACTTCAAGGAGAAATCGAGATGCTGAAATCACTGTTGAAACTCATCGAGGCCAAACGGCCCGACCTGCTCACCGGGAAGGACCTGGAAAACCTCACGGAAACCGAAATCCTGGCCATGGCCGAAATCGCCATGCTCACGGAAGCGGAAATCACCGCGGCCAAGAAAGAACCGGAAACCAAAAAGGAACCGGAGGCAAAGGAAGTCAAACTCTCCGAGGCCGAGATCCGGATCCATGAGGCAGAAAAACGGTACGAGTGTCGGTTACTCCTGGGCGAGAAACTGGCCGAGTGCAAGTTGCCTCCGGCAACCGTGATCCGGATTAAAGCGAACTTCGCCGGCAAAATCTTCACCGAGGCCGAACTGGACGCCGGGATCAAGGCCGAACGGGACTATCTGGCCCTGTTTGCTGGTGGTGGCCAGATACAGGGCGCCGGGGGCCAGATCGAAGTCACCCTGGACGACTCCAAACGCAAGATCGCAGCTCTGGACGGGTTCTTCATGCGTGAGGGCCAGAAGGTGGGCACTGAGATCGTTCCTGCCTACCGGTCCTTCCGAGAAGCCTACATTGATCTCACCGGCGACAAATATCTCAC